TTTCGGACAACTCTTCCCTAAGAAATTTTAGATCTTTAGCACCAAAACCTTGCGATGATTTAGCACCTAGTTTATCTAATGATCTTATAGTTTGTTGCAAGCCTTTTTTATAGGCCGTAAGTCCTTTTATAGTGTCGGTACCAAAACTAAAAGCTTCTTTAAAGTTCTTACCTAAACGCTTACTACTTTCCGCCTGTTTCTGAACATCAACTACGCCTCTTGAGAAGTTTTTCAATAATTCTCTAGAGGCTTTATCCGTCCCTTCTAGACTTCTAGTAAAAGATATATTGCTTGATTTAGCTTTATCATATGCTTTAGCTGCAGTCTCAGTAGCCTTAACTAATTTATCCTTCATGAGATTTGAGAAGTTTTCTAAAGCAGGAAACGCCTTTTTAAGTACAGATGCTGAGAATAATACTATAGCTGCAGTTAAGGCTGTTACATTATCTGATAGGAAATTAAGTATTGGTATAATAGGTACACTTATTAATTGTATTAAACTAGCACTAATGTCTTGAAACGCTGCTGACAGCTTTGTGTACGGATTTACATCTTCATCAGTAAACTGACCAAATTTATCTTCACCCTGTTCTAATACTGCATTAACTACAGCTTGTTGTTTTTCAAAAGTAGTTAGTGCTTTTGCAGATTTACCAAGTACCGCTGCGTAATTTCTAGCTGCAGTATCTAATCTAAGTATAATACCTAATTCATCTAATAATTCTGGTTCTGCTTTTATTGCACCTTTAAAGACACGGTTTAGAGAATCTGTTAAATCTCTACCTAAAGCTACAGAAGCGTTTTTAGCAACTTGAGTTAACTTTTTAATTGTTGTATCATCAAAACCCGCAGACGCAGCTATAGAAGCACTTTCCAGAGCTTCTTTCATTGTGAGTGCATTATTAGTAATATCCTTCATACCTTTACTTAAGGTAATTAAAGATCGTCCTGTTTGCACAGCTAGTGTTTCTGCGGAGCTTATTAATACTTCTAGGTCGGCGGCACGTTTAAGTGCACCAAATGCAGCTGTTAACGCGAAGACGTTCGCTGCTACTGCTGCATATGCGGGAACAAGAGTACCTTGCATACCTTGAGACATTTTAGAAAAGGCTTTTGTATTATTATTTGTAGCATGAGCAACGCCTTTATTTCCTCTAGAATACGCATCTTGGGCTTTTCTACCCTTTTCAAATGTTTTATTAGTCTTATCTACAGACTTATCAACACCAGTTAAATTAGTATTTAATTTATCTATTGCACCAGTTACTTCTTTTAATCCTGTTGCAACTACTTTAAGTAGATATTCCTGGGTAATCTTATTAGCCACGTATTATTCCTTCTTAGTATACAAATGTTTCTGTATTACCGGATGTTAAGCATCCTGTATTTATTTTTAAATAATCTACATTTTTAGACCATTCATTTTCTAATTCTCTAGCTTCCAAACCTAAATCAAATTCTCTTATTAAAATTATTTCAGGTGTACTACCAAAATGCTTCATTCTTACTATATACTTATTACTTATACCAAATTTATATATGTCTAATTCTGGAAAGTATATTAAATAAAGTACACCCGGTGTCTTTGCATTAAATGAGCTATTACACATAGGGCAACCATGACCACTTAATATAGAGCTTGGTTTAACTTTCCATATAAATCCACATATATGCTTATGTACTATTTTAGTATCTGCACCTATATAGCTTTCTAACGTTTCTATATCTTTAGGAATCTGTTTTGCATATGTTTCGTGTGTTTTATTATAATTCAAACTAATCAAGTCACTATTGTTAGCTTTATGACTAACAGATATAGTGGTTCTTTCTAATTCATTTGCTATATCCTTATGACTCCAGCCTTCTTCCAAAGCTACACTCATAAAGTCTATCTCATCCTGTTTCCATCTCATAACTTTATCTCCAATAAGAAAAGGCTAGGGATGTATTGGCATCCCAAGGTAATTACTCCGTTTCGCCATATTAATTTGCTTTTTTAATTTTATTCTTTTTTTGTTTTCGTTTCTGTTCTATAGATCTATATTCCATAACAATGCGATCTATTAAGGTAACATACTTAACTAATTGGGCTTTATTAGTTACAGCGTAAACTGTATCTGCTAAATAAGGTAGTAATGCGTAATCTTTTCCCATGTACGTACCACTAAACCCATCCCAGTTATCTGGGAGTATAGCGTAGACATTCATAGAAGTCTGCACAATATGTGGAAAGTCTTCAAAAGAGGCGGGAATTTCTTCAGGGATAGGCTCTTGCCCCAGCTGTTCACACATCATATAATACCTTTCTGCTGTCATTTTAACAGTAGAATTACTATAAAAGTTACGTAACTTTGCTTCTATTAATTCTTCCTGTCTTGTGAAAAATTTTCAACATCATCTAACACTGAAGTAACCCAATTGTCAAAGTCTACACCATTCTTCATAAGTAATTCTGCATTACTTGGTGTAAATTCTAAGCATTCTTCTTCATCTTCTACGTCAGATAAGTCTACTGGTAACATACTCTTTAAGTATTTATACTTTAGGCCAGTCCAGCCCTTAAGAATTGCTGCAATATATACTTCTTGGAACAAGTCTGCATCGACTTCTTCTTTCATTTGTCTTGTTTTTTTGTCTAATTTTTGATTCGTACACTTATCCCTTAACTTCATTAATTCATCTTTTGTTAAGTATGCAAGTTCCACTTCGAAATCTGGGAATCCTGGGTAGTCAACCTTTGTAGTTGAAATTGGTACGATTAATTTTGCTAAATCCATTTGGTAAATCTCCTTAAAGTTGAGGGGGATAAATTCCCCCCCTATTATTTATTATAGTTCGTAATTAATTACTAATTCATTAGTATCTTCGAAGCTTGCAACATCGTTGCCTGCATCCCAAGGTTTACCAGTAAATGTAATCTCAGTACTAATAATATCTTCTACACTTGTAGATGGTACACTGATTTGTGCATGTGCAATAGTAAAGTCTACTCTAGGAGTATCTGTACTACCACCACCCATGTGGAAGATAAGTTCAAAGTTATTACTAACTTCTTCGATCTTTTCTAGTAGATCTTGTAGTAACCCACCAGTTCCTGCTGCTCCAGTGTTTAAGTAAGCATTAAACGTACCTGAAATTACACGACTTCCTGCGAAGCCCGGTAATGGTAAGTTTACAACCGCTAATTCTTCAGGTGTTAAATAACTCATGTTATTCTCTAAAGTTAGTGTTGCGCCTGTTACTGGGATACTATATACAACTCCAGCGTGCTCACCAGCTGCGTAGTAATCTACTACATCTGCTGCCGCCCATGCTGTAATATCTTCAGCTGTTGATACAGTAACTGTAGCCGCTGTAGTAGCAACAATAGTAGCATATGGATTTTCAGTAGATGTTGCACTTGTATTATGTGCTCTACCACCAATTAATGCGGCTTGCTCGCCTGCAGTTAATGTAGCTGTAATTGTAATTACTTGACCAGCTGCACTTACAAATGCATCATTATCAATAGTAGGTACTGTTTCAATTGAGTTATCTTTCAATTCAATAGTACTTAACTTATTACGTAAGAATGTAGTTGTAGTTGTCGCAGGTACACCTAAGTAATCACCTGTGTTATCTAAACTAACTGTTAAGAAGTCTGCATCTCCAGAATCTGTAATTCTAGCATGTACTGCTTCGTCTTCGTTTAAGCGTGAGCCAAAACCAGACCAGTTAATTGTAGAAATACCATCAATGCTAAAATCTACTTCTGCTGTTGAAGATGTATAGTCTTCTACAACGTATGTAGTATTTTCTAGCACGAAGTATAAATATAACTTCATTAATTCGTTATTGTTAGAACTACCTAGCCCCATCTGTAATGATGTTGCACTTTGTGCTTCAAAAATTTCACCTACTGCAGGTGTTGTAATTGAAGTAGTCCATGATGCAAGGGTACCCATTGCAGAAGCCCATAATGGACGTTCAATACAATCTGCAGAGTTTGCAGTTGTAGCATCTAAGTCACTTGGGTTTACATAAGGGCGTACATATGTACTGAATGAAACATCTACAGGATTAAGTGCAGTGTTAAATCCTAAAGTACCACGTACAGGTGATGTACCCGCTTCGTTGATACCAATTTCTTGAGTAGTTGGATCTTGAGAGAATGAGTATCCATCAAGTACCTTAACCTCAAATGTATTTGCAGTAGTACAATTAGCCGGCAATAATAATGCTGGTGATTGTGTACTTACAATTAATCTCGTATTTCTTGCTAAACTTCTAGCCATTAGTTTATTCTCCTTTAACGTAGTTTAGATTTATTAGATTTTTATCTAATTACTCTCTAAATCGTACATTATTTTTAAAGTCATCTCACCAACGCCGATAGGTGATAATAACCCTTCATCTGTATTTATGGACATTATTTGCATGTCCTCTAAAAACTTACCTGTGTCATATTCAAGTTTGCCGAAACCATCTATAACTCTTTCTATATCTTCGAAAATCTCTTCGAGACGCTCTTCTGGGTACTCGCTATTAACATATATCCGTATGGATACTAATAGGTGTCCCCATTTAAAACCTCCGGGCAAATACTCTCTGGTCTCTGATCCCGCATTTATATGTACTGATGGATAATCATTTATCTCATCCCAAAATTTCAATTTATTTTGTACCCTTCCATTTAAATCTGTGTTATATGGATCAGCTCCACATATCTCTTCTGAAAATGTATCTACTAATTTATTTACTATTTTGCTTCTGTATGACATATTATACTAACTCCAATGCTAATCCTGGGAATTTCCTTTTCATTATAGCTATAGCTAACTCTCTTATTGATCCTTCAATATACACTTTAGGGTTGCGTTTGGTTGTACCTAGTTTTCTACCGGGTAGAAATACATCATATGGATTTCGTTGGTAAGTATATGTACCAAGAATAGCTCCTGCAGATGATCTTGTTAGGCTTAATAACCTAGCAGATTCTGAGAACCTACCAGTTTGATTTCTTAATAATACTGGAGGGTCTGACGAGTCTCCCATATTATCTTTTATTTGTTCAGATAATGCTTGATTTATTAAATTCATTATACTAAATAATGGTAAATCAGCACCTTTTTCTATATCTTTAATTGTAGGTAGCTTAGGTAGTATTTTATTTTTAACCTTAGATTTAGCAGCCTTAATCTTAGCAGACCTAGCTTGCTTAATTTCAGTTTTACTAATATTTTTTCTATTTAAGTTTCTACCTTTCTTTCCTAGTATTGCTGTAGTTAATGTAGTTTCAACATCCTCAACAAAACTGGGTGAAAATCCTAAGTGCTGCAAGTTTAATATATCTTTAGGATTAAATTTATTTCTTAATTCCTTTTCTACCATATTAACAATAGATTTTGATAATGTACCTTTATATTCATTTAAACTTTTTGGGTTTAACTGGATAGATATATTACCTTTACCTTTATTGAAACTAACAAAACTTTCTTTTACTAATTTAATTTCTAGTGATAAATCTCTATCTGCTAAACTTAATAATTCAGGTAACTCTTTAAAGGTTGCAGAGTTGTCCCTAAGTTTCGTTATTTTGCTTAATATAGCTTTAGATTTATTAATTAATGCAGCTTGTTTTTTGCTTACACTACCAGAATTATTCCAGTTAGCTTCTAATATATTCATTTTTAATATTGCACTAGATATATCAGATTGATCTAATGTATCTTCTGTAAATATATTTTTAATTGCTTGTAAGTGAACTATATTTGCTATACTATTTGGTTCATCATTATCTGAGTTAGCTTTTAATAATTCTAAGTTAATTATAGTTATTAAATAATCTTTCTCTTGCGCCAATAGCTTTAAGTACTTTAGTGGTATTGTTTCAAGAACTTTACCAATATCTTTAGCCGCTACTTTACCTTTCTTCTTGGCCATATCATTGAACTGTTTTATTGTTAAATGAAAAGCTTCAGCTTCAGAAGATCCTGTTTCTGTAAACTTCTTAAAGGTTTTAATAGTAGCCATTTTACAACTCTATTGCGCGATATAATTCTAATATTCTTCTTATATGTGCAGGTAATTTAGCAGTATTATCAAATACATTTATATTTTCTACACTAACACCTGAAAATGCTTTCTTAGGTGTATACTGTTCTTCTAAATAATATTCTACTAAATGTGCGGCTGCCATCTGTAAATCATTAGGTACTACTTCGTACCCAGCTTTGTAAATTAATTGTACACTATTAGTAGGTACATTTGCAGATACAAAACAATCTGCCGTCGAACGTATGCTAGAACTTCTAAGATCTACTACATAGTCGGTGTATTCTGCTAATGTGGTGCTATATGTTTCACCCCCATCAGTAGAAGCTAGTAATGATGTTATAGATACTATTGGGTATACTTCTGGGTATATCTCAGTATAGTTAACACCATCATGGTATTCTGTTTTATCTGACGCATAATACGCAGTAAACTCTCTATTACAATAAGTTGGTATAAACGCATTTACAGATTCTATAGCTCTAGTTATAGCTATATCTTTATCTGTGCTTGTAATATTTTTTATTTCTTTATATGTTTGTAACTTTAATATTGACATTGTTATCCTTAAAAAGGGCAGGGGATAATCCCCCTGCCTAAGCCAAATTTAGCAGCTCAAAAGTAAACCTAAGAAGGTTCACTATATCTTTTATTGCTTATGATGCTGGGTAAAGTAATGCAGATGAACTTTTAGCACCTGGAATTAATTCATTAAATGCAAATCTACGAGTTGCAACTAATATATTCTTTTGATCTTCGATGTTAACATCACGCTCTACTCTCATACCACGTAACTCACCAAATAGGTAGTTAGAAGCATTTAAAGCAACTGCCGCAACTGCGTCAATAGCTGGAGTATCAAATGTGTCAGAAACAATTACTGGAGAACCATTAACTGTACCGATTTGACCACGTAGAATAGTAGCATTAGAACCTACTAAATCCATTGTACGGAAATCAGAATCTTCTAGAAGATCATAATAAACGCTTTCATTTACAAGATAAACAACATCTGAAGGGTTTAATCCATATGGACCCATCTGTCTACGTGTAGCTTGTAAATCTGCAACTGTAACTGGATTAGCGGGACCATAAGCACCTGCTTGAGTTACACTAGCTGAGTTATCAGTAGCAAAAGTACCAACACCTGTAATTAAAGCTAAACCTGTTTGACCAGCGATAGTTTCAACACCAGCGTTACCACGAAGTAATTCAGTATCAGTTGTGCGAGCCATTCTACGAACGATAGCGTTACGTACGATTGGTGCAATTGCGATAATTGAATCTTCTTCTTCTTCATATCCTAAATATTCTTTAGAAGCTAATTTCTCAGCTTTTAATAGGCTATCTGCTGGAGTATGTGTACGAGCAACACCAGTTGAAGTACCATCAGTTGATTTATATGCTGAATCAGCAACCCAAGATGCATGTCCTGCTTCTGGATTATATGGGAACACTAAAGTTCTAGATGACATTGTTACTTTATTAGTAAACAAAGGCTCTAATACTAGCTTATCCTGCATATCTTGATATAAGTTAGTTGAGAATAAAGTTTCCCAATCATCTGGTGTAGTCATTCCACCTAAGTGATCACCAGCTTTCTCTAAATAAGATTTATATGAAGATAATTCTTCAATAGACTTATTCATGATTTTAGAAGTTAATACAAACTTATCAATTTCGTCTTGAGCAACTTTAGTATTTGAACGTTTGTCCATAAACTGCATTTTGCTATTATTTAAAGCTAAGATTTCTTCTTGCTTCTCTTTAAGTTCAGTTTGAAGACTCTTTACAGATTCAGCAATAGTATTATTGTCATCTTTAAGTCTATCTTCTAACTCTTTAATTAGACGTTCTGCACCAGATGTGCCAGCTTCTGCTGCAATAGTAGCAATTTCTGCTTTTCTAGCGTCATCAGCTTCTTTTTTAGCGAATGCTTTAGCAATTGCCTCGTCTTGTAATTTTTTAACCTGTTCAGGTGTTAAAGAAATTGTATCTTTATCCACAGTTTTTTCTCCTTCAATAACGGGGGCTACTACTTTAGTAGGCTCCAGTTTTTTATTATTAAATGAACTTTTAAATTCATCATACTCTTCTTCGTCTTTAAACGACTTCTTAACAGAAAATATAGATTCGGCATTTGCTGGAATACTTACCACAGATAATTCGTAAAGTTCTAAATCTTTAATTACAAAGATATCAGTATCAGAGTCGTAATCGGCATCTTTGACTCTAAACCCTACGGAAAACGCTTTAAGCACTCCCTCTTTCACTAAGTTATAAACATCACCAGCAGCTTTGCTGATTTCTGCTACAACTCGTAATCCATCATTATTTATACTATACTCAACTACTTCTCCAATAGGGCGTTCATGATTATGAAAAGCTAGTACGATAGGGTTTTGTAGATAATTATCCATCCCACCCTTAGTCCAAGCTTCTTCTAAAATCACATCACCAACTCTATCTTTGTTAGTAGTATTTGCGAATCCTTCAATAGTTACGGATTCTTTATCGTCACTGACAGCTTTAACTTTAAAAATAGCGTTTAGCTGCATTTCTTTATTCATCTTCATTCTTAGGTTCCTCTTTTGGAGGTTTTCCTCCTTCTGTTGAATCATAATTGCTACCGGCTACATTAGCTGGTAGTATAAGATCATCTGCAAAGTCAGTATCTGACGCATCATATCTTAATTCTTCACGTACTTCGTTTCTTGTAAGTATACCTGCATTAACTAAAGTACTAAAGTAATTTGCAGAATCTCTAAGTTCTGGTCGTAATGCTAATACATCCTGTGCTATGGGTTTAATATCATAACCAAAGAAAAATTCTAAACCTTGAACAACTTTAGTTACTAAAGGCATTACTGTGTTTATATAGAACATTCTTAAATTTGGATTAATGTTTGCATTATTTCCTGAATCAAGTAATAAGGGTGGAACTCCTAAAGCTTTAAGTATTGAGTACTCTTGTACCTTTATACTTTCCGCGAAATCCAACTCTTTAAAGTTATATTTTGATAATGATTCTACTGAAAAGTCTCCATCTAATATTAAGGGTCTTTTCCCACCCCTTCGTGGATTATATTTTGACATCCATTGGTGTACCATTCTATCTTTTACTCTCTCCGATAAAGGATTAGGTGTTTTTAAGATTATGCCAGGTATAGCCGAGTTGTCAAAAAAGTTCTTTTGAAAATCATTCATACTCATTAATAGGTTAATATTGCTTTTAGCTGCATCCAGTCTAGATTTACCTTGATAGATAGAATCCCCTGAATTTTCTTTTATATGTATAACTTCATTGGGTTTGAATGAAGTGTTTCCATATTTATATCCTTTTATATATGTTTTTGTATCCGTAATAATTTCCGTCTTTAATGCTGGTAAATTATATAAATATACACCGTCAAAGTATATAAATGCATCACCCTCCAGTATTAAATCCATGTATATATTCCTAAAGAATACATCTGCATTATGATACGGATTAGGTCTAAACGTAAGTAGTTGAGTTAGTTTTTTCTTACGGATACGTTGTTCCGAAGTGAACCAATCTTGTATTTCTCCTACGTCAACCTTAACGTCAGAAGCTGCATCAACTATTATATCAACACCTCTACTAACTGTTCCAACTGTATTATAAGCCTTCTGATTATTATAATGCTCCTTTGCAGGGGCTTGGTTTTCACCATAATCATCACGTATTTCAGGCTGAGCTGGATTGAACTTTTCTGTAAGCCAATTTCTCATACCCATTTTAATTCTTCCCTATTATAATAATGTTGCTGTATCAAATAATGCGATGTACCCTAAAAGATCACCATTTTCATCATATACTGGTAATGAATTAGTTGTTGTTGCAGTAATGTTTGTTGCCCCAACAAGAACTGCTGCTGTTGCTTCTACTGAAACTTTATCTTTCATAACGATAAGTTTATCTTTACTTTTTGATTGTATTGCCATTTTCTAATTTCTCCTGATGTTTTTGCTTTTGTTTATCACACCATCTTACTTGCTTTTCAGCAGTAATTAATGTGGGTGTTTTCCCATAAACTTTATGTAGTCTACCCATATGGCAGGACTTACATAAAGTTATAGTTTTATTATAGATTTCATCGTGATGATCTTCTTTAAAAGTATCTCGATGTTCTAAAATATCATCAACACTATTAATAACTATATTGGAACTACGTTTCCATTTCGCCCATAATAATGTCATTGTGTAAAAATGATGAAATTGTAAATCTTCATCAGCGTCACATATATAACAAGCATTTGCTTTCTTATATGCACTCTTTGATATATCCCTTACATATTTTATTTCATCACGTTTTAAATCCATTTTAATTACTTCCTTTTATGTATATGTATACTATTTGACCTTTTAGCTTGTTCTCTATCTATTCGATAAACATTTTGTTCTATTTTATCTATTATAGAGACAAGCCTATTAAGTACCTTTTGATACTCATATGTTACTGCTTCCATGCGAATAACTCTTTCAGTTAATTCTGGTACAACTATACTATATTCTTTAGATGTATCTTTCAACTTACTAACATCACCTGTTAATGTAGCTGCCCACCATACTGTAGAGATTATATTAAGGGTTAATAAAACTATTACAGTTATTGATATACCTTTTGTTTTATGCCATACTTCTTTACTTAGTTCTGTTTCTTCAGACATTTAGTTTAATACCTCTTTACTTATTATTTTATTACAAAAAACTTCCTGTCATTTACTTATTTCAATCCTAAATATTTTCCTACTGTTAATGCTTTTGGTTCTCTCCATGTTTCAGCTGAAGTTGTTCTATCTATTACAACTTCAGAACCTGTTTGAGTATGCTCTATAGACATACCTCCATATATTATAAATGTTCCACTTATAATTGATGAGTCAATAGTTACTTTTCCAACACCAGAAATATAACTAGTTCCTATACCAGTACAGTTACTAATTAATACTTCTCCGTGATAATCTGGCATTGATAGTTGTTGTCCTACACCACCCATATCTATTTCAGGTACTACTGATTGTTTTTCTTGCCAGCAACCTTTTATAGATGCATTTGCATTACCACCTAAAGTTATTTTTGAACCTAATGTACAATTATATATAAAACCATTTACGTAGTTAAGGGTACCAAGTACACTTTCTCTAATTACTGAATTTCCATCAAGTACTCCAGTAATATATAAATCAATAAATTCGCAGTTCTGAATAGATATTGAAGTATCTATAGTTAGTGCTACACTAACAGGTGAGAATCCAATAAATTTATGTCCATCAGAAAAATCTAATGATGCTCCTATTAATGATGCATTTGATAACACAAAAAACTTTCTAAACCCATTACTAGCTGCTATTGTATCCGCATCTTGAAAATTATTAACAGGAAATTCTAAATTACCTGCACCTTCTGTAGTTATATCATATGGACTATTAATGTCTATTGAGACTCCACCACCAAATGCAGCAAACGCAACATTATTAGTTAGTGTTGCAGATACACCTTGTGTTACTGGTTGTAGGCCTAAAATAGCTGCTGTATATCCACCTATAGTTGGTATAAATGCTGGTAATCTTGTATCTTGTACAGCTAAATTACCAACTGTATAGTATGTACCATCATTTTCATATGCTCTTATTCTCCACCCATAATCATTACGTAAAAAGTAATAAGCACCGGCATCTATAATAGATGTTAATTCATCTCCACCAGTTGTACGAAATGCTGCGGGATACCGCATGTTACCTTGTTTAACCCAAGTCTTCCATGCTGTATATAAGTTTTTTCCAACATCTACATCAAGTACCCCATTAACTACAGGATCTAGTGTAATAATTAAAGTTTCACCATTAATATCAATAGCCATTAGCTTGCGTTCCTATTTATTAATTGATTAATACCTACTGAAGTATCAGTAGACGGTACAATATAACCCTCCTTTCTTATTGTTTTATAAAAAGGTTCTGTACCTGACCAATGATGTATTACGTAATACGTATCTGTTGTTGCAGGCGCCGACCAAGAAAAACTTCTGTCATTTGTTGTACCGGCTGTAGCTTCTTCTATTCCCGCAATTGCTGAATCATCAGATGTTTTATATATACGTACTTCAGTATTATCTTTCATACCTGTAAATGTTACTGTTACATCAGCAGATACTGTGACTATAGCTCCTGCTGTTCTTACATGACTTGATGCTGTAACACCTGAGCCACCTGATATATTAATTGTCATTGAACCAGTAGCTATATTTACATAAATTGCTTTATCTGCATCAACTGTAGGAGAATATCCTGTAAAGTCTAATCCAGATAGTGTTATATTTGCTGCAGTACCTGTAATTTCTAATCCATTACCAGTACCAGTACTTATAAATTCTGTATTACTTATTTTTGCTGCATCAGATGGACTTGCTGTAGTAACTGCAATAGTTGCATTAAATGAACTATCTATTATACAACCATCTATTGTTGCACCACCTGTTGTTAATTTATCACATCTTCTAAATGTTGTTCCATTTATTACATTAGAGTTTGTACCATCGTTAAATATAAAAGTACCCATATCTGTAAAAGAACAAGTATTAAATAAAAGTGTTGCATTATCTACAACTTCAAAATTTCCTCTGCTATTTGTAGCTGCAATAATATCATTTACACCATATGCATTAATATTAATTGAAGTCCATTCTACATTAGAACTAGTATTATGAATCTCTATTTTATTAAATCCAGCTGCAACTGATGGTGTATTAGCTACAACAATATTTGCATTAGAGTCTCTGAAATCAACTAATGTTCCGGTTAATCCTAGTGACATTAATCCTTGCCAACGATACCCACCAATTACACTTTGAAAAACTCCAAATCTTTGTCCAGAACTATCATCAAAAGATGCCATACCAATAAAAGTACCATAATCTCCAGCTTGCCCCTCAGTAACTTCCATTGTGCATCTACCAACGCGAATAGAATCTACTGCAAAAGGATTACCTCTTGATTGTGCTGTTGCATTTATAGCTATACCAACATGACTCCAAGTATCATCTGGGGTACCGACTGTTGTATCTGCTGTTGCCGTGTTAGGATCTACAGCATAATTATACCAACCTCCAAAAGGGTTTGGTTCAAAATCTGATCCACTGGCTTTAAACGCGTAGAAATCACCAAGTGTATTACCTACTATTGTACGAATACCACCATTTGCATAAGTTGCTAATGAAGCTGGTGAGGCCCAAAATCCCCAGATTAAAATAGCACCATCAGTATCAACAGTAAAAGCACCTGCAAACTGATTAACATCATTAATAAGTGTACCAACACCTGTTTTCGTAAATTGTGCAGAAATACAATCTGTACCTTGAATATAAAAATTAGCCTCGGCTGTTTCAGTACCTCCATCAGCCCATGCAGAAACAGAAGATTCATCCCAGTTACCTGCGGTGAGAGCCTCATCTACTAAACCACTGTTAGCAGCTGTTAAATCACTGTCATATGCTGCTACTGCCATTTTTTCCCCTCTGCTATTTTATATACGCGACTTAGTAAGTCTTCAGGTTTTACGTTATCTAAGTGATAAGTTATTGGTTGCCCATTTTTAGAAAGTACAACATTAATACCTTCATTTAAAAATGTTTGTATTTGTCCATTTATAAATGAAAAATCTTTATGTTCTGGATTTATTGTACCAAACATTAAATCATCTTCTAATCTTTCAAAGATTACACCACAGTTATCTGGACGCATCTTCTCTGAAACAATTTTCATTTGATTGTAAGCACATTTAAATTCAGAACATCGTTTATCTTTAGTATCATAGATTGTACAACCTTTATCACAAAACTTACAAGTTATACCTGCCGGCTTATCCATCCATGGTACATTTAATAACGTGCAACAAAGAGTACAATCACCACATTCCATTACGTTACGTTACGTTCAGTAGCAGCGAATAGTGGTATAGTTACCGGAGTACCTGATGCAATAATTGAAACAGGACTAGGTATATACTGAGCACTTGCTTGACCAATAGCTTTAGCTTTTACATATGTATCAGTTGATACAGTACGTCCACCTTGTACATTATCATCAAAGGCATAATTAGCCACGACATCTGCTTGGAAATCTCCTGAGAATAGTGTAGTGATTATAACTGTAGGTCCTGTACCTTGTGTAGTAATAGTACCTGGACTAATACGCTCTGGACTAACTGTTAATGTAGTTGCGGAAGCTGTTAGTATTTCCCAATACCCATCATTTAATCCACCAGTAGAATCTTCTACTTCAATTCTATCTCCTACTGAGAATATTCCAAATTCGGATCCCGCTGAAGTAATTGTGTCAGCTGATGTAAATGACACATCAGCCGATGTTGCCACACTAACATTAGTATGTACAATAAGTCCATCTGGAGTATCAATACAATTTTGATCAACATTAACTGTAGTTGTTGTTACATCAACAATAACAGCATTATCATAACGTACTACAGTCCAATCTTCACCAGATGTAGTAATGGCAGTAATTTGATATGTACCATTCATTGGTGCGTCGGCACCCGTTAAACTGTCTACACGTATATATTTTCCAACTATAATTTCAGCATTTGCTGGTAATTGTGTAGTTGCACTAGTTATCTTGCTAGTAGCATTTGTAAGTACAAAATCTGTTATGCTTGTACTAATTGTTCTATCATAATATAAATCATATTCTGATGCTGTATCACCTGTGATAGTATCATTACCATCTAAAGTTACTGCGATACTTTCTGGCTTCTTAACTAGTGTTCCACCGTTTTCCCAGAACTGTGTTGCGTTATCTGAAGCAGCATTAAGGTTATCAATAAAGATACCTGAACCACCACCTTCTGGATTATTTGGGAAGTTTACACCACCATCTGGAGAACCAAATTCCGCAGTATCACCATTAAATCGTGCCATTAATTCTAGTGTACGACCAAAATTAACACCTGCGCCGTTGTCTATATCAGAGTTCTGACGTAATTGATACTGCAACCATTCAAATACTTGAACGTTAGTACCACCATTACCAGCAATAATCATACCAAAGTTATAAGGTCCACCAACTAAACCACTACGTTGTTGTGGTGTTGAAAATATCTCTAATGACATACCTGTATATGGTGCATTACCTATTATATCAGCATCAGTTGCTGTAATTTTTAAATCTGTTGCATTGGCTAATGGGAAACTAAATACGAAGTTACCAAGTTGAGTTTTACCAGCACCAGCTAAGTTAGACTGCCCGAAAGTTTTACCATTTGTATCACCATCTCGTACACGTATACCTACCTTAAAGGCATTATCATTATTAACAGCAATAGTAGTTGTTCCCCAAGCTTCTGCTGTCCATGTTGTACTTATTGTCATACTTAATGCAGATACTGCATCTAGTACATAAGTTCCATCATTAGTTGATGAATTAGTGATATCAATTTGACCACCTACTTTAAATCCATCTGCTACGAAATCACCTGTTGCTCTTGTTATTGTACTAGTAGTTCCAAATGCTGGTGTATCACCAGTTAAATCACCAATTAATTCAAAGAATAAAATAGCTTCATTAGCTGGGCCATTGAATATAAAGTTGAATGTATCATCTACTGAAGTATCTGCACCAAATTGACCATATGGATTATCTGTAGTGGAATCTTCAAAAGTACCAAGTGTAATACCACAAAAATATCTACGGTTAATTACGCCTGCTGAACTAATTTCATCCCAGCCCATATTTCTTACTAGTCGTCTAGTACGAATTGCTGGACTTTCTGCAAGTAAATCTTCCATTACCCAACCATTATTATTACCAGATGAGTCTTGCCCAAAAATATATTTACCGGCATCTTTATCGATTGCATTCATAGGAAACGGTGAGTTTGCTATCAGATAGTTATCATCTTTATATTCTTGCATAAAGAAAGAATAGATAGCATCACCATTGACACCAAGGGCGTCCATGTTTCCTTGCTCTATTGCATACCACTTAAGTGTGGCAGCATCAAAGTGTATAGATTTCTCTGTACTTGTGCCAGTTGCACCTAACGTAGTAATAGTTTCTGAACCTGCTACAATGGGGGTACCTGCTGTTATTTTATTAACTTCGTAATCATCAGTACTTGTATTGACAGTTACTACTTGATATAATCCATTATTAACAGATTGAGAATGGTCTCGCACTTCAAAATATTCCGTAGCAGCTAAGGCTGGTAAATTATTTGACGCACTTGTATGTACACGTATATCTGCACCAGTACCTGTAGCAAAAATTGCTGCTGGTACTGATAGTTTTGACCCTTGGTTTAACCCAGAGCGACTTGTTATTAAAGCCATTATTTATTTCCTCTTATTATGAATAAGTTAATCCTAATCGATCATTCCAAATATTATCGAAATTATCATCCCCATCTGCCCATGTTTCGTTTACATCACTATCAACAGCAGATACTGTAATCTTCCTGATTCTCCATACACTAGCACTATCTACTGAGCCAGGTATAGCTTCCCCTCTATAAAGTAAGTCTTCATCTTCTACAAAATCTACACGTTTAGCATACATAATATCTTCCTCAGAACCACTTGGTCCAATCGCACCTTGTTCGCCTACTTTACCTTCAGTTCCAAATGTCATTGTTAGATCACTAATACCAACTCTGTTATTAATAGGATCGTTGCTAGAAGTTACACGTTTTAATTTAATATGTAAAATATCTAATCCAGTTGCTAAGTATAAAGTATGATCTAAAGTAGCTACACCATGCGAATGTTCAAAAGCCGTGCTAGATAAAGGTAAATCATTTGCGTAAACTATTCCAGTATACTCTGTACCATTATTTTGACTATGTGCAGTTACATGTATTTCCCAGGAACAGTCTGTTCCCGTTTCCGTACCTAATGGGAAGAAAGATCCTGTAAACTGTAAATCAACTGATCTATCAATACCTATAGGTAATGACCAGATTACATATAGCTCATCCCCTACACCAACACCCTCATAAATAATATTGTTATTTATTCCAGTTATTGTTTTACTAACACCAACCCCACTTCCAATAAATGATAGATTCTGAATATCAGAACTATATCCAGTAGGTGGTCCTGCCGGTCCTTGTATACCTTCTGTTAATATAAGAGTACTAGATTCTTTAGATACTATAGTATCAGAAGATGTTGTCTCAACTCTAGTTACATTATTATAATTAGTTACATTAGTTGCTGTACTATTATCTGTAATAACAGTAACATCGGCTACTAAAGTAGTATACTCAGGAGGTATATAACCTGCTGCTGTAGAGGTGTCATCTTCATTGGTTTCATTAAGTCCACCAGTGATTCCATCACCTTGTATACCACTTGCAGTTGATACATCATTTTCTTCCGCTTCATTTAGTATACCTAAGTATGTAACTAATGCGTTAGTTGATGTTGTATCATCTTCTTCCGTAACATTTGCTGCACCAATATAATTATATGCACCTGTTGTTGCAGAAGTATCATCTTCTTCTAGTTCAGATAGTGTAGCTGATACTGTTATTATACTTATAGTATCAGTTGTATCATCTTCTTCAGATTCTGATAATGCACCTGTATTTAATAAACTAGCTGTTGTTGCAGAAGTATCATCTTCTTCAGTTTCTGCTAATGTACCTAGTACTAATTGTTGTACTGTTCCTGCTGTTTCTGATGTATCATCTTCATTAGTTTCAACTAATGTACCATTGATAACATCGCCGATTGTACCAACTGTTGCACTTGTATCATCTTCTTCGGTTTCTGTTAATGTACCTAATAGATTTATTAACCCAATAGTAGTTGAAGTATCATCTTCTTCAGTTTCAACTACTGTACCTATGTTAGATAGAATAGCTGTTGTTGTAGATGTATCATCTTCTTC